CACGCATCATTTCTTCTTGACTACCCTACCGATAGGTGTAGTAGATAGCCCCGAAGGGCTATCTGCTAAATCTATCTTGGAACAGTATCATAAACTCTGGCAAACCACCCTGTGTCATTTTGCCACACTTTGTATACAGGTGCGACCTTTTTGCCACTGTAAATTCTGTTCGTATTCTGTGCAATTCTCGCCTTAATTAAAGGATAAGAATTTTCTTTTAAAAGTTTTCTTTTTACCATGTTTCAAGTATGACAGATATTGAAAAAATTAAAATGGCACATACTGTCGCAGGGGTTGACAATCAGGCTATTGGGATTGTTTCAGTATATGGAACGCATATACCCGAGCTGGATTTGAAACAGTAGTCGGATTAGAGTTCTTGAGAGGGGGGCAGGGTTTAGATCTCAACCCCCACCCCCAAAAAATGCGTGTGCACTAGCATACATAATGCATCAAAAAAAATTTTAGCAAAAATTTAGACTTTTTTATTTTCGCGTCTAGCTTGGTGTATGTAGTCGTGGATGCGTAGGTCAGGTCTATTAGGATTTCGCGTGCCCCTCTCCTCTGAGAGATAAGTAGAGAGTATGTCCACGAATTCCTTTGGACTGAGATTGTTGGATAGCTTTTTGAGATAGCGGCTTATGTGCCGCTTTATTTTATCATGGGTTAGTATTCTATGAGACTCTTTCATAGCGCGCGCTAACTCCTTTCATTCTATGCGAGGGGGTATGCCCGAAGGCATTTATAACCCCCTCTTCTTACAGGAGACACCCTCGGGGAGAGGGATGCTGTAATGCTATCATAACAACCCTTGTTAATACAAGGGCTCTATGTTATAATTTTTTTACATGGATAAAAATAAACCCTTGACAGGAAGACAAGAACTATTCTGTCAAGAATACATTAAAGATTTAAATTCAAAGGCAGCGGCAAAGCGTGCGGGTTACTCAGACAAAGTAGCTGACGCGAAGTCCTATCAGTTTTTGAAGATGGATCGTATTAGAGATAGGATCGCAGAACTTAAACAGGATTCAATGCGCAGGCTGCAGCTTGACGCGGATGATATCCTTAGAAGGTTAGTGCGTATTGCAGATCAGACAGAGCAAACAGGTGATTACAATGCAGCCATTAGAAGCTTAGAGTTATTGGGAAAACACAAAGCACTATGGACAGACAAGACTATAAACGAAACAACACTAGTCAATGCATTTGCTTCTGGTAATTCTGAAGAAGATATCCAAAGAGATGTAGAACGTTTGAAAAGAATAGCTACACCTAAACTAAAAGTTATATCGGGAGACAAGAAATGATTTTAACGCCAAAGCTAGAACCGTACGCAGGACAACCTAATGTGGATATTTATTCTCAAATAGTTTTGTGGGGCGGTATTGCATACATCCGAAGATAGAGACGCAGCCACTAGGCTAGCGGTTAAACAAGCGCGCGAAGATTTACTAGCATTTGTAATGCTAATGAATCCTAGCTTTAATGTCGGACCGCATCATCGTTTACTTTGTGACCAACTGATGCAGTTGGAGCAAGGAGAAACTGATAGACTTATGGTTTTTGTTTCTCCGCGTTCTTCTAAGTCATTAATCACATCAACATATTTCCCCGCTTGGGCGCTAGGTCGTAATCCATACTGGCAAGAGATAGCAGTATCTCACTCAGATGACCTAGCAACTAAGTTCGGTAGAGCTATTCGTGATATAATAAATACTACAGCATACAATACAATCTTTCCAAAAGTAAAAATTAAAAAAGATAACCGTGCTGCAAACTCCTGGGCACTCGAAGAAGGGGGCAAACAAGCGGGAAGTTTTCTAGCTGCTGGCTCTGGATCAGGTATTGCAGGTTTTGGTGCGCACTTAGCAGTTATTGATGACCCTATATCAGAGCAAGATGCGTTTTCAAAGACAAGAAGAGAACAATTAAACGAGTGGTATGCTTCTGGTTTACGTACAAGATTGATGCCAGGTGGAAAAGTTGTGCTTGTAATGACAAGATGGCACGAAAATGACCTAGCAGGTCACTTGTTAAAGCAACAAGAAGCCTCGCCATTAGCAGATAAATGGTCTGTTGTAAGAATACCTGCACTAAATACTGCAGAATCTGCAGAAAAATTGCAAGATGCTAGGATAGATTTAATAGATCAAGGGTATTTAACAGAAAGTTACCCACTGCCAGAGGTTGGTAAGTCTTTTTGGGAAGAACCTGACCGCGAAAATGGTTTCTGTTGGTCAACAGAAGACATTATCCGTACAAAAAACAACACACCGCCTTTTAAATTTGATGCATTGTACTTACAAAACCCATCATCAGAGACAGGGGGCATCATTCAAGTAGATTATTGGCAAGATTGGTCCATAGAAGACCCACCCGAGTGCGATTTTATCATACAATCCTGGGATACAGCGTTTTCTACCCGTACTACTGCAGACTTTTCTGTAGTTACTACGTGGGGAATATTTAAAAAAGACGATATTAGTTTAGCAAACATGGTATTGCTAGGAATGGAAAAGGGTCGTTGGGATTTTCCTACACTTAGACAGAAAGCTGTGGATAAATTTATGACACACCGCCCAGATTCCGTAGTTATTGAGAAAAAAGCTTCAGGTCAGTCGTTAATTCAAGACCTAAGACTAGCAGGTTTACCTATTCAAGAGTATCAACCTGATAGAGACAAAGTATCTAGAGCATATGCAGTTAGTTCTTTGTTTCACAACTGTAGAATTTACGCACCTTTGACTAAAGTATGGGCTAAAGAAACCATAGAAGAGTGTAGACAGTTCCCATCTGGACCGCATGACGATATTGTAGACTCAGTTACTCAAGCTATACTGTATGTGCGTAATGGTGGTTATTTAGAACACAGTGATAATTCATGGCTTGACTTAGATGAGTCAGACGTGTATAATAGAAAACGCAGACGTTATTATTAAGGATTGATATATGGCAATAGAAAAACAATTTGAAATACCAGAGGGAGAAAACTTAACTCTCTTTGATGAAGTAGACCAACCCCAAAAAGATATTGATGTAATGGCTACACCTGATGGTGGAGCTGAAGTTACACTACAAGATAATGCTATCTTAGAAGAAGCAGAAGCTATGGGATTGTTTGATGATGAACAACCTGAAGCTACTATGGCAGCACATGATTCTAATTTAGTAGAATTTATAGATGAATCAGACTTAAGTGCTATCGCAAATGAACTACAAGATTCTTTTGAAAGAGACAAACAATCAAGAGATGAATATGATTCTATAGCTGAAGAAGGCGTAGACTTATTAGGTTTTAAAGCAGAAGATAGTGATGAACCATTTCCTGGAGCATGTGCATCTTCTCATCCCGTGCTATCACAAGCAGTAGTAAAGTTTCAAGCAAAAGCTTATAAAGAATTATTCCCTACCGAAGGACCAGTGCGTACACGAATAGTCGGTATACAAAACCAACAAAAGATGGAACAAGCTAATCGTGTGCGTCACTTTATGAATTATCAAACACAAATTCAAATGCCAGAGTATGGTCCTGAATTAGATCGTTTATTATTTTACGTAGCGTTATACGGTTCTGCTTTTAAGAAAACATATTGGGATGTTAACTTAGGTAGACCAAGAACTGAATATATTAAAGCACAAGATTTTTATGTAGACTATTATGCATCTGATTTAGAGAACGCTGAAAGATTTACTCACAAGTATTCAATGTCTATGAATGAAATTAAAAAGTTTCAGATGGCAGGAACTTTTGCAGACGTAGATGTTGACTCAAGTCAAATAGATGAAACTTCTGCAGAGGAAGCATCTGATGAAATACTTGGAGTAACAAAACCGTACGGTGATACAGAGCGTGTAGAAATTTTAGAAATGCATGTTAACTTAGACTTACCAGGATTTGAAGATCCTAATGGTTTAAAACTTCCTTATGTAGTTCACATGACTGATGAAGGAAAAGTTTTAGCAATTAGAAGAAACTGGAATGCTGATGACATGAAAAAAGAAAAGAAAATGTATTTCACACATTACTACATGATTCCTGGTTTAGGTTTTTATGGTTATGGTTATTTACATTTAATTGGTGGCTTAACTAAAACAGCAACATCATCAATGAGACAATTGATTGATGCTGGTACTTTTGCAAATTTACCTGGTGGTTTTAAAGCACATGGTCTTAGAGTATTAGCTCCCGATGAACCAATTGCTCCTGGTGAATGGAGAGAAGTTAATAGCCCTGCAGGTGATTTAGGTAAATCTTTACAGCCTTTACCATTTAAAGAACCTTCAGGAACATTATTTAATTTAATGCAGTATGTAGTAAATGCTGCTAAAGAGTTTGCTGACTCGACTGACAACATAGTAGATCAAGCATCTAACTATGGACCTGTTGGTACAACTATGGCTTTGCTAGAACAAAGTTCTAAGTTGTTCAGCGCTGTGCACAAGCGTCTGCATAACGCCCAATCCAAAGACCTGCGAATCTTAGCGAGACTAGATTTTGAGTATCTTCCTGATCTGTACCCGTATGAAGTCGCAGGTGGTGCACAGCAAGTTTTTAAAAATGATTTTAATTTAAAATCAATAGATGTCTTACCAGTATCAGATCCTAATATGCCAACAGAAGCACACAGGATTGCAAAGATAAATGCGATTATGCAAATAGCTCAACAAAATCCAAACGCATATAACATGGAACAAATAGGTATGGAACTGTTTGCAGCTATGGGTATTGATGAGCCACAAAGATATTTAAAGAAAAGCATGCAACCAATAACAGCTGATCCTGTTACTGAAAATATGGCTTCAATGAAGGGGGCACCTTTAGCGCCTAGACAAGATCAAAACCATGATGCGCATATAGTGGCGCACGCAGCTATGATGCAAAATCCTGCATACAAAGAAAACTTACCTATGATTCAAACATTAGCGGCACACATACAAGATCACTTAGCTATGAAATATAAAGGCGAAGTAATGCAGATGATTCAAGATCCACAGATAAGACAAGCTGTAGGTTCTGGTCAACCGTTACCACCTGAATTAGAAAATCAAATAGCTTTATTAACAGCTAATGCTTCTGACTCATTATTAAAATTAGATGAAGAGAAACGAAAAATTATGGCTGGTGAAAAGAAAGATCCTCAAGAAGAACAAGTAGAAATTCAAAAAGAAGATTTAGAATTACGTAAAGCTAAACTAGCACTTGATGCTAAGAAACATCAAGATGAAATAGCATTAGAAGAAGCTAAAGTTATTATTGATGATGAGAATACAGATCTAGAAAGAGAACGTAAGATGGCAAAAGATGCTATGGATATGGCTAAAGATGGAATACAAAAAGCAAAGATTATGATTAAAAGAGAGGGTATGTAATGCCACAAAAGAAAGATCCAAGACTAGCTAGAGCTGGTGTATCTGGTTATAACAAACCTAAACGAACTCCTAACCATCCTAAAAAATCTCACATAGTAGTTGCTAAAGAAGGTGACAAAGTTAAAACTATTAGATATGGGCAGCAAGGAGTTACAACTGCAGGCAAACCTAAACCAGGAGAATCTAGAAAACAAAAGATGAGAAGAAAATCTTTTAAAGCTCGTCATGCTAAAAACATAGCTAAAGGCAAAATGTCTGCTGCATATTGGGCTAATAAAAGTAAGTGGTAAAGTTTAGATATTTAATTCCGTTATACATAGCTGTGCTGTGCATGGGCGCATTTTTAAATTTATATGCAGAGACGAATACGGTGTCCTCAACTGTAGTTACAAACTCAACCCCTCCTACAGCAAATGCACCAACTATTATGAATAATAATAGTGATATATGCAAAGTTGGTGTGGGGGCTAGTGTGCAAAATAATATTGTAGGATTAGCTACAGGTGTAGTTATTGATGATGAGTTATGTCAAAAACTTAAACTATCACGATCTTTATATAGTTACGGCATGAAAGTTGCAGCAGTATCAGTATTGTGTCAAGACCCACGAGTCTGGGATGCGATGACCGATGCAGGCACCCCTTGCCCTGCACGAGGTTCCATCGGTTCTGAAGCAGCTCAATATTGGAGCGACAATCCATCTGAAATTCCAGATGGTAGTAAGTATAAAACAGATTACGTTCAAGCAAATAAACCAGAAGTTAAGGAGTTTAGTGATGCAGACCATATTGCGTTGTATAAGGTTTTGTTCCTTATTACTACTGGTCTCCTTTTATTCTAAAGCAGACTGCTTACCAGATGTAACAGGTCTTTGTATACCTGGCGTAACTATTACAGAAGATACACAAGTAGAAGTTACCGAAGAAGATAAAGGTACAGAAGTTGTCACTACAACTACAACTACTGTAACTACTACCACCACTACAGTCACAAACGAAGATTCAGGTGATATTCTTGATGGTGCCAATAACTATGTACCATCTAATAAAGAAGGTGATATGGATGTAGACTGGGGTGGTCAAGGTCCTGCAAGTATGCCTAGTGGTAATTCTTGTTATGCTTTAGGTTCTGATAAATGCGCACAGATTACAGGTAGTGGCAATAGCACATCTACAATGGGTGTCTCTGGAATGGGCACCACATTTATACAAACAGTAGACATTTCTGATTTAGAAATCGATCGTGGGGGAGCAGTTAAATATACAATAGAGGTAGATAAAAGAGATGCTCAAGATAGAATATACATGCACATTACAGGACTTAATGGAACTAGCCAGGTCTTTTCAGGTACTGACATCTTGTCTGAGTCTGGAGTATCAACAGGCTACCAGTCTTATAACGGGTCTTTCGATTTCGGTGGTGTACTAAATAAAGTAGTTATAGAGATTGGTGGTAGAGACATCAATCTAGCTGTTGGTCCATTATTTGATGATGTAACGGTTAATGTATTTTACAATGTAGTTAATACTATAATCACTCAACAGATAACTACATTAGAAGAAATATATTATTTAGATTTATTTGATCCAACAGAATTAGATTTTGTAGAAGAAGTATTTGAGTTTAATGATATTAGTATGGATGATGCAGGAGATATAGAGTTTGCTCCTATAGAACCACAAACAGAAGATGTGTCATACGAAACTGTAGAATTAGAAATACAAGAGTTTGAATTAGATATTCCAGAACCAGAAGTGGCTGCTGTAGAAATAGAAGCTGAAATGGAGATAGAGATGGAAATGGAAGTGGCAGAAATAGAAGAGACAGTAGATGAACAACCAACAGAAGAAGAAACAACCGAACCCGATAGCGAAGCTACTGAAGA